TGTTCGTGGCGGCCCTCATGGCCAGCTATCCGGCCAGACCGACATCAGCCCACACCCCCGCCCGCTACTGCAGCACCCAAGGGACCCCTGTGGTCTATGAGTGGCGGGGCAACCTCTACATCGACGGGCACCTCTTCATCCCATGCCGTTTCCTACATCTGGAGCAAGACGCATGATCACGAAAGAGTTCAAGCAGAAGTGGCTCACCGCTCTGACGGATGGGTCGTATAAGCACGGCATCCTTAGCCTACGTAGTGTCGATGCGGAGGACGGGTCGGTCTTACACTGCTGCCTCGGGGTGGCTGCGGAGCTTCTCGGGGAGAAGATACGCATGATAACGGGTGGTTATTATGGATCGGTGATAGAGGGTCACGAGCACGAGCTTCACGCGGGACTCCTGCCCGGCCTTTTGACTGAGAAGCTGGGTATCGGTGTGGCATGCCAATGCGACCTTGCGTGCCTTAACGATACCCACGAGGGGCTCGGATTTCCCCAGACCGTCATCGACTACATCACCAACCTCCCGACTGAACCGGAGCAAACTGTTTAATTCATGGCAAAAGAAGTAAAGGTTTCCGTCATCCTCCCACCCGGGGTTGCTCGCTTCCCCAGTCTGTGGGTCCCCCGCCGCTTCGAGCAGCCCGGCAAGAAGCCCGGCGAGCCGAAGTTCGAGACGGGCGTGGTGTACTCGCTTGAGAACATGAAGAAGGTCGAGGCAATCTACAAGGATGCTTGGGCTAAGTTCGGTCTCGATGAGGACGAGTTCAAGTCCCCCTTCAAGAAGGACAAGAAGGACAAGTCCATCAAGTACCTCAACGCTCATTCATCAGCCAAATACAAGCCGCCGATCTTCGACAGCCGCAACCGACCCGTGACCAAAGAGTTCGGCGGGGGCTCGGTGATCGTGCTGGACGTGACCCTCAAGCCCTATGAGGGCTTCGGCGGAGGCATCACCACGTACATCAATGCCGTCCAGGTGAAGGAGTTCAAGGAGGCTGGGGGCTTTACGGGTCCCAGGTTCGAGACCTCCGAGGACGGGTATGAGGCTGGTGAGGACGATGCTGACGAGAGCACGCCCAGCAGCCGCTTTGAGAGTGAAGACAGCGGCGAAGACGATCATAACTTCTGATAGGAACGCACACATCATGGCAAAGAAGACCGTAGCCAAGCAGGCCCCCACGAAGCCGGTACGCGGACGCTCCGGCAAGCTGACCGCCAAGCAGGTCCTGGCAATCCGCGCCAAGACCGGGACCCTCGCAGAAGATGCGGCGAAGTACGGTGTCAGCAAGGGCATGATATCCAAAATCCGTGCCGGCAAGGTCTACCAGTCGGTCGCGTAGGTGACGCTCGCAGTAGCGAGGCCGTACCGTAACCCGTCCGAAGAAGAGTTTGGGAATTTCCTGAGCGGGGAGGGCATCGCGTTCGATTACGAGCCGATGTCCTTACCCGTGGATATCCCAGCCAGGACGGCCAAGTACAAGCCCGATTTCATTCCGAATGGTACGAACATCATCCTGGAGTACAAGGGCGCTTTCGGTGGTGGGGGGTTTGGCTCCCAGCACGATAAGGCATCCGCCGACTACCGGCACAAGATGATCCTGTTCAAGGAGCAGCATCCCGAGTGGGACCTGCGGTTCGTTTTCTGCAACCCATCTAGCAAAATCTATAAAGGGTCGAAAACAACCTACGCACAGTGGGCGACCGATCACGGCTTTCTCTGGTGCAAGAGCGGCAAATTTCCGGCCGAGTGGATCGCAGAGATCAAACAACAGCAGGGAGCTAAACCGCGTGGGAAACCTCGTAGAGATGATCAATATGAGCAAGAAGACCCGCCTCGTCCTGAACGCCCTGTCCGAAGGAAGAGTGGTGGACGCGCATTGGGCGCTGGCTAACGGCGTCTACTCGATCACCAAAGAAATCCATCGTATCCGCGAGTCCGGCTACAATGTCGATACGCTTGATCGGGAGCACGGGATCGCTCAGTACCGGATGGCGGTGGCGTAGTGAACAGGACGCAAATAACCCCGATCCACGGGGCCATCACATGGGATCACGACCAAAACGAGATTAGTATCGTGGATCTGTCGGACGATATGATTGTGATTACTCGCAATGAGTGGCCCAAACTGCGGGATTTTATCGACAAGTTCTTTGCGGGATGAATGGGTCAGTGCATAGGCCATGGGCCCTGTGAGCGGTGCGGCAGCCGAGACAACGTTGCTCATTACGATGACGGTACAGGGTACTGTTTCGGCTGCCGTGCCTATTACGGTCCCAATGGGAGAGAACAACTGTCTGAGGATCGAAACGAAGGTAGGGCCTGGGAACCACTTCACGGTGAATATCGTGCCCTACCGAAGCGGGGCCTAGACGAAGACGACCTCCGGCACTGGGGCTATCAATTAGGGGAGCACCCCAAGCTAGGCCCCGTGCACATCATGAACGTGCGGGACCAGACTGGGAGGCTGATCGGGCAGAAGTACCGGACCAAAGACAAGGAGTTCACATGGGCCTCGGACACGAAGAAACACCCTCTGTATGGGGCCTGGCTATGGCCTTCGCGCGGCAAGAGCGTCACGATTACCGAGGGGGAGTTGGACGCGATATCGGTGTCCAAAGCCTTCGGGCACAAGTGGCCTGTGGTGTCACTCCCGGATGGGACGGGATCAGTGAGGAAGGCGCTGCAAGCCTCCTACGACTGGCTCGATGGCTTCGAGCAGATCGCCCTCTGCTTTGACCAGGACGACGCGGGACAGAAGGCCCTCGCTGAGGCCATAGACCTCCTGCCCCCAGGCAAGGTCTACGTGATGAGGCTGCCGGAGGGCTGCAAGGATGCCAACGACTGTTTGCTGCAGCACGGCGAGGCGGTACTGTCGAAATGCTACTGGAACAAGGTGCTATGGAAGCCCGATGGGATCGTTGAGGGCCGCGAGTTCACCAGGGAGCGCCTGAAGGTCCGCAAGGACCCCGGCTACCCCTGGCCCTGGCCCAAGATGAATGAGCGGACCTACGGCATCCGCAAGCGTGAAGTGACGCTCCTAACAGCCGCCCCGGGGATCGGCAAGAGCACCCTGGCCCGCGAGATTGCCTACTGGCTGCGGACAGAGCACGACTGCAAGATCGGCAACATCTTCCTGGAGGAACAGAATGACGACACAGCCAAAGCCTACGTTGCCATCGACAACAACGTCCCCCTCGGTAAGCTCGACAACGACCCAGACCTGCTATCAGACGCGCAATACGATCGCTCGCTTGAGAGAGTGGTGTGGGATGGGATGTGGTTCTATGACCACTTCGGGTCAGTCGATGTCCAGAAGCTCATCTCCAAGATCACGTACTTCGCCCGCGTCTGCGGTGTAGATTTCGTGATCCTGGACCACATCAGCATCGTGGTCTCAGGGAACGATACAGGAGACGAGCGCAAAGACATCGACGTTCTGATGACCGCTCTCGCGACCGTCACTCAGGTGACAGGCGTGGGCATCATCGCGATCGTCCATCTGAAGCGGGTGCCCGGGCAGTCCTTCAATGAGGGGGGCCAAATCAGCCTCAACCACCTTCGGGGGTCTTCGGGTCTCGAAGGTCTCTGCCACAACGCCTACGCCCTGGAGCGCAACCAGCAGGCAGACGACGAAGTAAAGTCCTGCATGGAAGATATCCGGGTTCTGAAGTGCCGGCGGACCGGGATGACAGGTCTAGCCGACACCCTTCTCTACGACCGGCTCACTGGTCGGCTCGTGCTTTCTTCGTCTTTCGATCGCTGCCAATCGACACAGGCTGACGATCCAGAGGAACATAGGTTCTGACATGACCGATACGAAATTCAAGGTTGGTGACAAGGTTCGCGTGCGCCCGACCTCAATGGAGGTAGGACACCGCGGTCTGGTTGGGACCATCATCGAGGTGGATGATGACGACGTTCCCTACCTCGCAACGTTTGATAGTCGGGGGACGAGGTGGTTCTACGCCGACGAACTGGAGGCGGCCCCGGCGGAGTTAAAGATCGGTGACCGGGTCGTGTTTCGTGGGGGCCAAGGCCCTGACCATCTGATCGGTAGGTCAGGCCGTATCACTGCCAGGGATGGCAGTGCGGAGGGCAGCCTCCCCTGGTTAGTTAATCTGGGTGAGGAGTATGGGGGGCATTGGTGGTTCAACGCCGCTGATCTGATGCTCGAATGCGACCCGGACGAACTCGCGAGCCCCGAGTACGCCGTGGAGGACGATGCCGATACCTTCACGTTCGGCACCTACCAGGAAGCCTACGACTGGGCCAAGGGGCGGGCGGATACATACCACTGGGATGTTAAGGTCTTCAAGCTGGTGGCGGAATTCACGCAGGCCCCGGTGGTGAGGACGTACAAGTGATGTTTATTTGGACCCTGCAGGATGTCCTGGGCCTCATGGCCCTCGGTACTGTCGGCGTGCTCTGGCTCATGATCAGGCGGGAAGACCACAAGCGGAAGAAATGAAGTAGTGCCCGTAGACATCTGTTTCGATACAGAAGGCGACGGGTTTCTTGAGAATACGACCAAGCTGCATTGTGTCTGCGGCATTGCCCGCCATCACGATGGTACAGGCGACTGGCCGTTCGAGTACGGACCCTCTGCCATCCAGAAGGGCCTTGATGCGTTGGACGCCGCCGACCGCCTGATCGGCCACAACATCCTCCGGCACGACCTCCCAGTCCTAGACAAGCTCTACGGCTGGGAGCCGCGGCCGGGGGTGGTCATACGCGACACGAAGGTGATCGCTCGTCTCAAGCACCCAGACGTAAATGACACAGACGCTCAACTCATACTTGATGGGGGGATGCCCGCTGGCAAAGAGTATCGTGGAAAACATTCTATCGGAGCTTGGGGATTTCGTCTGGGAGTGCCCAAGCTGCACGAGGATATCACTGACTGGTCTCAGTGGACCCCAGATATGCAAGAGCGGTGCGCGGGGGACGTGGTTACTAACCTGCGACTGTGGGACTTCCTACAAGCTGACGATTACAGCCAAGACGCCATCGAGCTTGAGCAGGACATTGACGTTCTTGTCTGGCTCATGGAGCGGGCTGGTGTCCCGTTCGATATCCAGGCTGCTGGTCAACTCCACGTTCTCCTCCTGGAGAAGAAGGAGCAACTGGAGAAGGCACTCGTTGCTCAGTTTGGTTCTTGGCTGGCTCCTGACGGCCCGAACAACGGTCTTCGCATCCCGAAGAAGTCGCGCATCGCTCGATCTAAGCGACCTAATCGTCAGGGTGACACCGGCCAGCACACCGTTCCTGAGCATTATCTCGCGGGAGCCCAATACACCAAGCTCAAACGCGTAGAGTTCAATCCCCAGTCTCGCCAGCACATCGAACGTGTGTTGCGCCAAAGGGGCTGGGAGCCAACGGAGTTCACACCCTCCGGCCAAGCTAAGATCGATGAGGCTGTAATAGATGTCCTCACCAAGCAATACCCTGAGACCTCTGGCCTGGGCGAGCTTATGCTCGTCAACAAGAGACTGTCTCAACTGGTTGAGGGTGATAGCGCACTTGTCAGATGCTGTGGCAGCGATGGACGCATCCACGGTGTCATCAACCCTATGGGGACACAAACAAGCCGTGGAAGCCATTTCAAACCCAACCTTGCCCAAGTCCCTTCAGTTAAGAGCCCCTACGGAGAAGAGTTCCGGGGTCTGTTCAAAGTGCCCCCGGGGTGGGTACTGGTGGGGGCCGATCAAGAAGGACTTGAGGGTCGTGGACTGGCTCACTTCCTTGCGGCTTTCGACGAAGGTGCCTACGGTGAGATGCTCCTGCGGGGTGATCCACATTGGGCCTCCACGAAGGCACTCGGGTTTGTCCCTGCCGATGAGAAGCGAGACAAGCATAACCCCTACCACGTAATCGTCAGGGAAGGTAGCAAGACCTTCTACTACGCCTTCCTCTACGGAGCCGGAGACAAGAAGGCGGGGTCGATCATCTTCGACATCTGCTCCTCTGCCGAGAAGGCCGGCTTCCCCGAGCCCATGATGCGCATCTTTCCCCGAGGGGTCGGCAAGAAGACCCTGCAGAAGGTGGGAGCTAGGGCGAAGGAGAAGTTCGCCAAGGGCATTAAGGGCCTAGACAGGCTCGTGGCGAAGGCACAGAGCCATGTAGAGAAGCATGGATGGGTTCCTGGCCTAGACGGCCGCAGGGTGCCCGCACGATCCCCACACAGCGCCCTGAACTACCTCATACAGTCTGCGGGTGCCATCATCTGTAAGCGGTGGGGCGTCGATGCCTGGAGGGAGCTAGCCCGCCGCGGTTACAAGTTTGGCTGGGACGGCGATTACGTGTTCTGCCTGTGGGTCCATGACGAGTATCAGGTGGCCTGCAGGAAGGGCCTTGAAAATGAAATCGGTGAAGTCCTCGTTGCCTGTGCAAAGGCGGCGGGTCAGAAGTACGGGTTCAGGGTCCCGCTCGATAGCGCGTTCGACATCGGACAAAGCTGGAAAGATACCCACTGATCAGGCCCTCCGTAGGGTCCTAGAGCACGCCTGGAGAGACAGGCTTTACGTCCAATCAAACCTCGCACGGGAGCTTGCGGTCGCTGTCGGCATCGCGGCCTCGTGCGGGTTCATCACAACCAAACATGGGCCGCTTTTCACCCGCCAGTGGATGATCACTGGTAAGGGATTGAAGTGGTTGGAGGACAATCAACAGTGAATTTCGCGAGCAAGAAGTCTGAGATCGTGGCGGCCGAGTGCCTCCTGGGTGCTGCCGGTATGCCGATCTACTGGAACGTCTTTGCGGCGCTGGAGCAGGCCCGTAACGGGGGTCATGCTGAGGGCTACCACGCGGGCTTCTGTGAAGGACACCGCTGCGGCATGAACGAGGCGCTTCAGCAGGTCCGGGAGGTTGAGGAGCTTTACGAAGAGGATGAGCGCTACGCCGCGGCGGTCGCGGAGGCCCGTCTTTCGATCGAGGGCAAGCAGCCATCCGATCGTGGCCTGGACGCCCTGATCCAGGATGTTGACTACCACGGGGGTTGGTGATGCCCGAGATGATTGACGTGGTCTGTATCAGCATTATCAAAATCTGCCTCACCGCCATCGTGGGGGGCGCCACCATAACCATCGTCTGCGCATCCGCCTATCAGTATTATAGGTGGCTGTGTGGGGGACGGGGGTGCAAGTGATGCACGTCGGTGACGCACTCCTGACCGAATGGCTCTTATCAGCCCTGATCTTCATCGCTGCTTGTGCCCTCCTGGCCTGCATCATCGACTTCTGGCTCGATGAATGAAGAACTTCATACTGCGGGTCGCCGGGGCTGTTAGACGGGACGGACCAAAGACCGATCTGGTCTTGTCCTTGAGTGGAATAGCTGCCCTCAATGATGGCCGGATCGTCTGGTACTGGTCCCAATACCCCGGCTACCGCAGACCGCCCCCAAGCATGATCCAGATTGCCCAGGATTTGCCGGGACCCGGACTGTGGAAGGTCGAATGGCTCGGAACCTATTACGCGGCGGTGTATGATGAAGCGCGTACTGCTGATCGACGGTGACGAGTATCTCTTCAAAGCCTGTGCGGCCGTAGAGCGGGAAACCAGATGGGATGACCAGAACCACGTCCTCCACTGCAACGAAGCTGAAGCCTGGGACAACTTCACCAGAATGGTGTCGCAGTTGGGGGACAAACTGGATGCTCAAGATCAGGTCCTCTGCTTTTCAGGTAAGCGTCCCTATTTCCGGGAGCATCTTGATCCCGGTTACAAGGGCGGCCGAGACAAGGTCAGAAAACCCCTCTGCTACTCCGACCTCCGAGAGCGGTGTGATCAGGATTACGTGACGAGGAGCTTTGATGGGCTCGAAGCCGACGATGTGATGGGGCTCCTTCAAACGAAGCCCTCCGGTGCCCGCTCTCAAGGAGCGATGGCGACCATCATCTGCTCCCAGGACAAGGACATGCAAACAATCCCCGGCACCCTCTGGCGCCAGGGCGAGCTACAGGAGATCAGTGTTGAGCAGGCCGATCGGTTCTGGCTGTTTCAGGCCCTCAAGGGGGACCCCACGGACGGCTACAAAGGCTGTCCGGGCTTGGGAGATAAACGTGCTACTTCCTGGCTCGAAGCTGAGAATGGGCCGGGACTACCTTGGTCGTGGGGGCGCGTTCTGGGTGCATATACCAAAGCGGGGCTGGGCGAAGAGGACGCTCTCTTGCAGGCCCGCTTGGCCCGTATCCTCCGCTGGGAGGATTGGGATAGCGCAAAGAAAGAGGTGAGGCTGTGGTCCCCTGTAGCGTGACACCCCCGCTGCCCCGGAAGAGGGCGGGTAACAAATGCACCTGCACTAGCCCTTGTTGGGAGTACTGCGAACACTGGCCGGGAACGGAGAACATGCCCAGCGAACCAACCTGCGTGACGAACCAGAGGCTCAAACACCTCGAAGACATGAAGCAGTACCCCGGGGTCTGTGGGTGCTTTGACTGCCAAGCGGAGCGGGTGAAGGCCCGTTACGAGGCGGGGGCTAATACAGTCAACAACATGGACACCTGCCGCTACTGCGGACAGCGGCTTCCTATCCGCAGCATTTGTCCCGACGACGCTGATAGGGCGAAGTGCATTTATCTCATCGGGCACCGCGAAGCGATGAAGAACTACCCCGAGGACTGTGGGTGCTATTACTGCGAAGCGGCCAGAGCGGGGTCAATGAAGCCCGGTACTGGTAACACCCAACACCCCACCCCCAGCGACGGCTGCTGCCCCCAGATGAGCCGTAAAGACTACCCCATGGCCCGCGGCCTGCTGGACTACTTCCCCCGAGCCCTGGCCTACATCGCCTGGGTCTCCAAGATCGGGAACGACCAGCACAACCCCGGCGAAGCGCTTCACTGGGCCAAGGAGAAGTCCACCGACCACGCGGACTGCATCATCCGCCATCTGAGCCAGAGGGGCCAGATGGATGGGGAGGTGAGGCACACGGGCAAGGTCGCCTGGAGGGGGCTTGCTCTCCTTGAAACAGAGCTTGAGGCTGCTGGATGGAATATACCGGATGCCTAAACTCCCCAGAGACCCCCAATGGTGGGAACCAGAAGACGGCGACGACTGCTGCCGGGACTGCGAGTGGGCTGACTACTGTACCTGCCTGGACGTAGACCTAACAGGCGATAGCGTGATCGAAGAAGCCGATGGCCCGTAGCCACGCGATCTACGTCTGCCAGGACGAGTACGATCATGTCCTGGCAGCCTTCACCGTAAAGCACGAGATGCGGACCTGGGCCACGCGGAACCGTCGAGACCTGACGAACGCGGGCAAGCGGTTGCGCGTGCTCCGTTATCGTGATGGGGCGCCCCAGCCGGGGAGGTCTCTATACGAAGTTCTGACACCCAAGGAGGTGTTTGGAGATGAATGACCCAGACAAAACCCGCGAGGTTACGATCGTCCGCGCGGTGATTGGTTCTCAACGCCAAACCGTAACAATCCCGGTCGATGCTGATGTCTGCGAGGCATACGATATAGCCTGCGATCTGCGCAACTGGGACACCGATATTGATGATGTGAGCGATTGGTGGGCCGAATGAATGAGAACGACCTCGCCGTTCAGTTAGCAGAACTGATCGGCGCCCTATCCGGTATCTTCGCCGGGGCGCTGCAGGGGGTGCTGGAGGCCGAGGCCAACCGCGGCCAGATGACCACAGAGTATGCTGAGGACCTCTTCAACCAAGTCCGCGACAACTACCTGAGGGCGATTGAGCAGGTCGAGACGAAGGTGAATGCCTTCTATGACCACTCCAACAGTCCCGAGCAGATCGAGATGGATTTCGGTAAGAAGCACTACGGGATGCCCGCGGAGATGGCTGTGTTTTCGTCATGACCACCGTAGCCTACCGAGACGGTGTCCTAGCTGCTGACAGCCGGGTCACCGTCGGGGGCATGGTCGTCACCGACAAGGCCACCAAGGTGCACCGATTACGCGACGGCTCGCTGTTTGGGTGGGCTGGGGGTGTCGAGGATGCCGAGCGGCTCAAGCGTGCCCTGGTCAAGGGGCAGGATGCTCCCCCGAACCTGGACGTGATTGCACTCCGGGCACACCCAGACGGCTCTGTGTCGTGCTTCGAGGGCAACATATGGATCAAGCAGACCGACCCCTACCACGCGATTGGTTCGGGTGCCCCATATGCGATCGGCGCGATGGATGCAGGAGCGGATGCTGTGTCCGCGGCCACCATTGGCTCCAAAAGAGATACCAGTAGTGGGGGCAAGATCAAGAAGGTGCGGTTCAAAGATGCCAAGTGAAGAACGAGAGGCATACGTCGTAGCCACATCTGACGGCTATCTCGGCCAGAGACGCTACAGCTACAAAGAGGGCACCACCAGAGCCAGGGACACGGACTTCAAGTACGCCCGCATCTTTACCCGCCGGAGTGACGCTGAAGGCGCGTGCGGCCCTGGAGACTGTGTGGCTCCTGTGGCTGTGAGGATCAAATGAGCCTGTTTGGCGCCGGCTACTCAGCCGAAGACTTTGAGAAGTTCACGATGACACCCCAGGTCCGCCAGCAGGCGACCCTGGACCTAATCCTTCTCGTGCTCAAAGACATAAGGGAACTCCTCCATGCCAGCCAAACCCAAACCACCCAACTTCAACAAGAGGCCCCTACTGGCCGGGAATGCTCCCCCACTGGGTCCGGGGTCGCCGGGGTCCCTGAGCGGGTTAGCAGCCCCAGCGAAGGCCCCCAGCGCCGTAAGAGCCAGCCGGCCAGCAACAACCGCAATCAGCGCTGACCGGGTCGAGGCTCGGGCGAAGCGGCCTGTGCGGACGAAGGTGCCGCGTGTCTGATGTTTAGCTTCCTCGGGATCGTAATCAGCGCCCTCTGGTGGTCCCTGATGATCCCCCTAACAGCCCTAACAGCCCTGACCATCCTGGGGGCCGCGTGGTGCCTGGGGGCTCTCATCGTGTGGAGGCGAGATAGGTGAACCTAACCGACCCTGCGGCGTTATGGCCCCATGTGGTTCAAGACAGTCCAGGGCCTGACCCCCGCGGAGGTCGAGGAGCTTAACCGACGCATGGCTGCTGCCGTGCTGATACAGGCCATTGAGGATGGCACCGGCCGAGATGTGATGGCCGCCATCAAGGAGACCATCCTGGCCTCCTACATGGCCGAGAGAGAAGCCCGGCGGCAAGCATTCACCAAAAAAATAAACCCCCCTGTATAGCCTTTAGGGCCGTACAGGGGGGTTTTTGTCTTATGGGTGGGGAAGCTGGGGAGGCGGTGTGGGCGCCGGGGCGGTGGCGTAAGTCGCCACGCCGCTGACCACGCTGACGAGGAACAGGGTGCCGCCGGGGACGCCAGCGGCGTGGATCGTTGCGGGGAACATGGGGTCCTAGCTGCTAATGAGGGAACATTGACAGGATGTGGGGCCAGCCCACCTTGGCGCCTATAACAGCCAAGGCCCCGCTGACCGACCACATCGTATATTCGTGCCGCCTGATCCGGGCCTCGTGATCTTTGAGCTTGCCGTCCACCCTCTCTACGAGGTCGTCCAGCTTGCCCTCGATACGCCCGAGCCGGATCAGGCTCTCTTCCTCGTGCACGGGGGCTACTTCGCCTCGCTGGCCGCGACGCTGTTGCGCATCTTGGCGACAATGGCGAGGATGTCCTTCACATCCTTCTCCAGGGCCGGCTCGTACTGGACGAACAGGTTGAGGAGGTTCATGAGGACGGGGATCAGGGTGAAAACGTTCATGTTGGTTTCCTTAGGTGGTGGTGGGGTGTTTCAGCCAGCGCCAGATATACAGGCAGTCGCTGATGAACTTCTTGATACGGGCCATCAGGCCCCCGCGGCTGCAGCGGCCTTGGCACCCGCAACGGCCGCCTGAGCGCTCGTGTACGCCTTGTAGCCGCTGACCACCGCCTGTGCGGAGGTGAGGACAGCAGCCGTGCCGGTCTGAGACTGTGCCTGTGCCTGGGCCGCAGCGAACGCATTCAGGGCCGCAACGGACGCATTGGCCGCTGCCAGGACCGGAGCCGGCACTCCGCCCACAGCGGCTGCCAGGGACGCAGCAAGCTGAAGGTCGTTGACGATGGCCGGGGTGTTGGCGGCCAGCCAGTTGAGGGCCTTGATGACATCGGCCTCAGCGACCGCGATATCAGCCTTAACGGCCGTTACGATCTTGACGACATCCGCCTCAACGGTGGAGACGAACGACGGGAACCAGGAGAGGAAATTGAAAGCCATATTAGTCGGAGCCTTTGGAGAAAACGGATGCGAGAATATTGACCGCCGTTTTGATAACCCCATCCGGCGATTTGATGGGTATCATGTCGGTGAACGTGATGGGGGTGAGGGCCATCAGGGACCGCAGGACCACAAGGCCCCCAAGCTGGTCATCAGCCTTTGAGGGGTTGAAGTGCCCGTCCGAGACGAACTTCCCTTTCGGCTGATCTGCGGCCCCGGCCCACAGGTACGGGCTCGGGATACGACCGCGGTAGCCCCAGCCGTTGTACGCTTCCATCTGGTAGGCGTATCGGGCGAAAGAGCCCCAGTCGTGCCGGTTGAGGTCCCCGTCCTTCTTGAGGGCCTGGACAGCCCCCTCATCCCACGTGCGGGCCAGGAGCCCTTTGGGGGTATGGATGGTCGGCTTCCCGAGAGGGTCCCCGTTCGCGAGGTGGGTCTTGAAGTTGAGGTCCGCCTCTCGGTAGTGGATGATGCCCACCCAGTGCCACGGGGCACCTGTCTGGGCCTCTACCTTGTCGTATTCCGCCTTATCGTGAAGGATCAGGCGGGCGATAATCTCGGCCTTGTGCTGTGTGGCTGGGCTGACCGACATAGCGTTCCATCGCTTCCGATAGTCGGCGGCGGCGGTGTCGAAGTCTGGTGCGCTCAAAGCAGCCAGTGGCCAATGGCGGCCCCGAGGCCGAATATAAGCACCAGCAGCATGAGTGCCGCGCTCTCGATGGCGGCAGCATCAGCTTGTGAGAACATTTACAGTTGGCTCGCGAATTGAAAGAGGTTGTCGATCTGAGCGGAGTTGAGACCCAGGACGGTGCCTATCTCCAAGATGCGGGGATCGTCCCGGTCGATAGAGGAGGCATATTCCCACCAGATGCCTGTCTCCCCGGTGGGGTCCGCATTGACGAGAGCCTGGGCCTTCTGGAGGAGCCCGATCTTTAGGAGGGCCAGACGGGCTTGGCGTGGAGAGACTGATTGGGGGGTGATCATGGGATACCGTAGACCTTGATCATTCCGCTGGAGATGTTGCCGCTGGAGAAAGCAAGTGTCGCGGTGGTGAGGGCGCCGGAGCCCACACCAATCCCACCATGGTTGGCTGTTTGTCCCGTGGCGTTATAGGTGGCCTCGGTCATCACGACCATCTCACCCGGCGTATTGGCGAATATCTTGATCTTACCCGACACACCCGCGGTAGATGTGGTGGTATCTCCGGTGTTACGGGTGACCGGGATATATGCGGTGGCGGTAAAGTTGTCAGCGGCCAGGGAGCTTCCGGTATTGGCCCAGCCGGTCCCTGTGTAGTTGGTCGGGCTGACGGTAGCGTTCGTCAGCGTCAATTCCAGGATGGTACTGGCCGTCGCCGGAACAACGTTGTAAAGCTCAATCTCGTAGCGCGTGAACCCAGACAGGGACAGCGCCGCGCTCGCCTGGGCCGTAGAGATCGTTGTGGTAGACAGCAGGGTCATTGCGCCGCTGCTGGCAGCCGCCCACGTCCCATCGCCCCGCCAGAAGGTCGAGCTACTCGCGCTGGTCCCGCTGTTCATCTGGGACGTGGCGATGTTGCCGCTGATGTCCGAGAAGGCAGGCTGGGTCAGGGCCGGAACGCCGCCGGTGCTGATCGAGGACAGCCACTTATGCGAGACAGCCGTAACCGCCTGAACACCCCCTAGCGCCGATGTGGTTGGATTGGGGAGTTGAGCAGCCGGGACGGTTCCGGACCACGAGAGGGCCAGAGTGCCGTTGGCGGTGATGGGGCTGCCCGCAACCGTGAGGCCCGTGGGGACGGTCATGGCCACGCTGGTTACTGTGCCCGTGCCCGCGGCCCCCTGGGGGATGCCGAAGTTGAGCACGGCCGCTGCGCCGGTCCCGCTGTTGGTCACGGTCGCGCTGGAGCCGGCCGCCAGGGTCGTTGTGGTGCCCACAGAGACGGTTGCCGCGGAACCGGCAGCACCAGTGGCCCCGGTCGCGCCTGTCGCCCCTGTGGCCCCGGTCGCGCCTGTGGAGCCCGTAGGTCCTTGGGGACCTTGCGAGCCCGTAGCTCCTGTAGGCCCTTGGGGGCCCTGCGAGCCCGTAGCTCCAACGGACCCCGTAGCTCCTGTGGGTCCCTGGGGTCCCGTGGGGCCGGCAGGCCCTATCGGTCCCGTAGCGCCCGTGGCCCCTTGAGGCCCGAGCATGGGCGTGTACCCCTGGAGGGTGGGCCCGCTATCTTGAAAGAACGAGCTTGGGGCGGGAGTGGTGGGGGCCGAGTATCCGGTGGGGGTGCTTGGGGGCTGATCGACTACCGTGTAGGTCGGATTGTTGGTGCCGAAGAAGGAGCCGGTCATTAGGGGTATCCGTAGGCTACGCCATCATCCGGCCAGTAGATCGGCATCCCCACGCAGGCATCGCCGGAGAGTTCATCAGCGTCAGCCATCCCCTGGAGGGTCTGGGCGATGGACTGGTATCTCTGCTCCCAGGTCGGGGTCCGCTTATCTACGAAGAAGTCCCCAGCGAAGGTGAGGGCTTTGTAGATGATCAGGTCCGGGGCGATATCGGTGATGATATTCTCGTCCGTACCATTTACGAGCGGGCCAATCTCCGCGTAGTAGACCACCGTGTAGATGTCACCGGCATTAGGAGCTTCGCCGATGATCCAGGTACCCCCTAGGCGGTAATAGATACGGCCGATGCCGAACGTGCGTGCGGCCTGCATAACTGTCGTTACATCCTCCTTCTTCAAGCGGTCCCCGAAGGGGTTGAGGATGTCGATCAGTTCAAGCAGGTCAGAGGGGATGGTGATCCCGCTGGGGAGTGCTGGGGTGCCGGGGACGAAATCGTTGGGGGTGGAGTTGATGGTGACCAGAACGATCTTTTCCATAGCGGGAACACGAAGCTCTCGCTGGATGTGCTGCAGGGCGAGTTGTATCCAGCCCTGAACCTGCGTGGTCGTGGCGTCACGTCGGTTCAGCAGCCCCTGGACTTGGGACTGCAGAGCGCTGTAATTTGGCAATGTTATTCCGTAACGTACGTAATGGTCCCGGAGACCGTGTTGCTGGTCCCGGTGACGACAAGGTCCAGGGCCTCACCAAGCGTACACCAGAACCAACCGCCCTCGTTGTAGGGCAGCACAAGGGGCGTGCCGACCGCGAGGGTGAAAGCGCCGCTCTTATTGGCGGTGGTAAGATGCGATTGGAAGGTGACGGTGCCGGCCACCGCTGCGGTGAGGGCGGCCGAGATCACCCGGATGCGCTTGGGGGTGGTATCGGATGGTGAGGACTGTGGGGCCGCAATGACCGTTCCGGTGCCGGTGGCCTGCGTGACCCCTGTTGGGATCGGCTGCTGTATGAGCACCTTTAGATGCTCCGGCCTGTGGTGATGAACGCTTCTAGGTTCTCAGCCCGAAGGCGCTTCTCAATCTCTTCGGCCTTGTAGTTGTGGGAGAGGACATCGAAGCCCTCCTTGCGCCACTTCTCGATGAAGATCATCGGGATTTGGGCAAACTCCTCGAACTCCCCGGCCTTGTAGCCCGCCTCGGTGGTTGCCTTGCGCTTCTCAGCGAGTCTGTCCATCCACTCATCAGGGAACACCTGATGCCGGCCGATGATGAGGGTATCGTACTTGCCGTTGTGGTGATCCTCATCGAAGGTCACCATCGTGTCATAGAATTTCATGCAGCAATCGCTCTTGTTAGGAAAGCCCCCAGCGGGCCGGTTTAACAGTCCGGTGCTGGGGGCCTGTCTCGGACCTTATAGGCCCGAGGGGGTGTTTACCAAGTGGCCGCGGTGGTCATGTTCGTGGTGCCAGCCGTGGGGACAGTATTCTCCACGATGACGCTCGAAGCACGCCAGTTCTTGTGCTTCAGGGAGAACTCACCGACGATCATCTGACGCAGAGAGTCACCGTTCTTCGCCAGCACTTCACGGAACCACGGCCGCAGCGTGACCTTCACCCACTGCGACGGATCGTAGATGAGCGTATGGACGTGCTGGGTCGAGGGGGCGAGGGGCGAGCCGCACTGGAAGCGGTTGAGCACGATCTTCACATCACCGAACGGGCTCTTGTACATCGTCACGGCGTTCACGACAGTGGTGCTGTCATTGAACTTCTGACGGTAAGAGGCCGCTGCGGTCGGGGAGCCGCCACCAGCGTAAGCAGTCTGAGCCATCGCAAAGCCCGCTACCTGGATAGCGCGGCCGGGGATGATAGAGACTGTGTTGGGCTCGGCGCCTTGGTTGTAGCTGTTCTGGAGGGCGAGCAGCATGTTGGTTTCGGTGAAGCCGCCGTTCGCCGTCCCTGTGAAGATCAGGTTCGTGTAGTCGGCATTGCTGCCTACGCCCTGCGTCGTCACATAGAGGTTGTTGGAGGCCGGCTGACCAACCTGATACTCGAACGAGCCCATCACGCGGGCTGTGGTCTTGTTCGTGTTGACGGGGGCGTTGTAGCCCATGCCGACGAACGCCACCTCCAGATCGCGCTTCACCTGAGCAGCGGACTTCGCCATTTGGTACGCGCTTTCACGTGCACGGCCATAGGTCGAAGTAACGTCCATGGTGCCGGTGGTCTCGGGCACTTCAGCCAGGATTTGGGTGTTGTTCGACCGCATGACGGTCGGCACCATCGTGGCAGTGCTCAGGTCCGAAGTGACCTGGAAGCCTTCGACCTGCTGGTTCGCAGCGGCGGCACGAAGACTATCTTCTTGCCACTGGAAGAACTTCTGTGTGGACTTCTCGTTGCCGATCGCGGTCTGGAACGGCGTCTTGGTGGGGGAGATATTCGTGATGATGTCGGAGATGTCTTCTTTGACACCAACGGCATCGTAGGAGCTAAAACCTGCGGGCATATTCTCTTGTTGGTAATAGGCCCCTAAAGAATGTTAGGGGCTGTTTTGGATCAGTCGTTCACGCCGCCCATGGCAGCGAAGCGGCCCAGAAATGCGGCCGTGGCATCTTCAACAGAACCCGTCTCGCGGAGGCGGGCCTCGGCAGCCTTGTTGGGCTTGCCGCTTCTCTGGTCGGACGACATGCGGGTTGAGGTCTTAACGACCTTCGTCACCTTATTGCCGACCTTAGTGGTCTGGACTTTCGCGAGGCCCTGATCATAGAGCATGGCCTTGTGCAGCATCTTGATCGCGGCAGGATCGACGATGCTGTTGACGATGTCCTTCGAGAGGCCACCCTTCACCGCGTAGTTTCGGATGCTGTCGTAGGTGGCATCCGACCAGTCCGGGATGTGGTAGGGGCTGCTCTGGTCGTTGATCTGTTTGACGGCCTCAACAGCCGCAGCCTTCATGGTCTCCGCTTGGCGACCCTGAAGCTGCTGGACGTATTGGCCGGTCTGCTGCTCAAGGAACTGCAGTTCGTTCCACCTGTCCGCGGCTTCGGCTCTCAATGCCTGGAACTGGTCTTCCGAGATGCGTTGGTCCCTTGACAGCGCAAGGAAGTCGATCTGTTCGTAGGGCTGCCAGCGCTGCCGGGCATACTGCAGAAGGGCGTTGGAGGCCGCCAGATGGTGGGCCTGCTCCTGCTCCTGCTGCTTTCTGTGCTCGGCTAGTTGCTGGGACTTTTGGGTAAGGGATGCCTCTTGGCCGTAGAGCCGCTGTAGGTCCTTAACGCTGACCTCGTGCGTCTCATCACCGACCTTGACGCGAACAAAGAGATTGTCGCCATCGGCATAGTGGCGCTCTTCCTGGTCCTCGCTGTCGTCCTCATCGGATGCACTTTCGTGGTCCTCTTCGGCCTCGTGCTCGGTCGAACGGTCTTCTCTCCGTTCCCAGTCTTTGCCGTCGTCGGCGTGGTCTTCAACCGAAGCGTCTTTTCGGATAGCCGTCTTTTCGGCGTCCTTCCTATCAAGGAAACGCTTGGTGAAGGCGTCCACGCCCTCCATATCTACATCATCGTCAAAATCGTAAGAAATGCCGTCGATAACTTCGGTGGGCATTAGTAGCAATCACTCTTCTTCTTGCTGGGCGTCCATATCCTGGATGGCCCTAGACGATTGAATTTTGCCGGCCTCAGCGACCAGCGACTTCATGAATTCCACAAACTCGATCGAGCCCTGAAAGGTCTGATAGATGCTTTCTCGGGTCTTCGTTTCTTGTGGCTTGGTACTCAAAATCTGTTGGCACATCGCCATCTCGAAATGAGAGGTGATGATGCTGAATAGGGGATGGAGCAGGACCTCTTGTGCAAAAAGCCCAAGCTCCACCCTCGTGTCGTCATCTATCAAGGCGGATGGTCTTCTTGAACTGACTGCCTTGTCGCGGATTGGTTAGCTGCCTGGGCAGCCTCAGCTTGGCATCTCCGGTCACACGGCCGGCGACACCGAATTGGTCTTCCTCGGGGGTGGATGTCCTCAACAGGTCTCCGGTCCCTACTGTCCTCGTGGGTTCTGACAGGGCGCCCTCCTGTGGCGCGGCACTTGGTTCTGATCTAGGGCGCATCCCGACCGGGGCATCGAAGCCGGCAGCCCTCTTGTCAATGGCGCTCAAAATACCACGCCCCCGTGTGGCCGCCACATCAGGGCGAGCAACCACATGACCAACACCACCAGCACCAAGGGCAAGAGTACCACCTTCAACAGCAGCCCGTCCGAGGGACTGCCATATCTCAGGGTTGAGGGGGTTGAAGAACGCCTTTCCGCTGCGCTGGCCCTCAGTGCCCTCTGGAAGCGTGACAGCGTCCATGAAGTTGGGGTAGATGCTGCCGGCGGCGAAAGGCAAAGTGGTGCCAATTGCTCCGTGGAGGGCGAGGTGTCCGGGAGCAAAGGGGCTGTAGTTGTGTCCCGTGAGTCCCCGAAGTTGCTCTGCTTTGGAGTTGAGCATCGTTTCTGCTGCGGCATCTGTCCCTCCTGTGGCTGCTGCCTTACCCAGCGCCCGTTCGGCGCCGCGGGCAGCAGACCCCAGAACTACCCTGTCGTAAATAGCGTGACCGAACGGCAGGAGGGCGCCCGCAGCCATGCCCCCAAGTTCGAGGTTCTGGATTTGGTCGTGGTTCCTTACCGCGTAAGGCGTGATCTTGTCAGAACCGGACTTGAACGCCCTGTTGCCCGCGTCCATGTCGGGGGCCGCAAGCACCGCCCGCTGATCTTCCGGCATGAGCTTCTGGAAGGCCGGGTCCGCCTCCATGCCCCTGCGGTAGTCAGCAAGCTCACGCTCCCCGCGCTTCTTGTTGCGGAGGGCATCAATACGCTGACCATACTGTGCCTGGGCCGCCTTGATGGCGCCGGGCTCGGTGGAGTGCTTGCCGGCCTCTACGGCCCTGTCCATCTCTCTTTGGAGCGAGGCGATATCAGGATCGCTATCGTAGACAGGAGCAGCTTGGGCCGCTGCCAGAACTTTTTTGGGGGACGCGTCCGCGGCGGTCTGGCCGCCCATAAACAGGCCAGCACCTCCGACGCCAGCAGCAGCGATGGGCTTGGCGAAGGGACGAATAACACCAGCCAGGGGGCCGAGCATGTCGAAGGCCGCATCGCCGTAGTTGCCCTGGGCCAGATCGAGACCCGCCGTGGCGTAGGGGGCCGCTGTGGCGCCCGCCATCCGACCAGCGTTCTGGACGTTCTGCTGGTACTCGTCCTGCTGCTGGGGCGTCCACTGATTGACGCGGTAACCGCCCTGGCGCCGCATACGGGCCGCGGCGGCGTCGGCAGCCGCCTGGGGGCTGTTGTAGCTGTAGCTCGGGTCCCAGAAGGGACTGTCGCTACCACCGGTGGGCCACTGTGGCTGCTGCCCCGAGTTCTGCATTAGCGGGCTATTGACCCAGCCCCAGTAATCACTGGCCAAACTGCAATCCTCCTTGGCTCCTCAGACGTGCCAGGAGTTCCTGGAGGGACGGTTGGGCGCTGCCGGAGCCGTTACGGTTGATCCCGAGCCCGTTGAAGGAGCCGGGGTCGATATAGCCTTGTGGGGCTGCTTGGGGTGCCGGGGCTGATTGGGTGGTTGGGGGTGTTTTTGGTCGCGGGCGTGGCATCGGTACTGAGGGACCTCTCCGACCCGCCACCGGATATTCGGTGCTGAACCATCGGGTCTGGCCTCCACGGTCCCCGACTGGAGACGGAAGGTCGAACGGCTTGGAGTTGCCCTGGACGAAGGGGACCGCCCCGTAGCCGCCCGCGCTCGGCCCCAGGTCCCCCTGGGGAAAGAACGGACTGGGGTTGGGACCGTTTGGTGGAGCAGGACCACCAGACCCACCAACCATGCCCGCCAGACCAGCGGCTGCGGCAGGACCCCCCCACCCGAGCCCCGCGGAGGGTGCTGAGGGAGGCGGCAGCCTTGGGGTGGTAGAGGGGGGTAGTGGTCCTGGGGCCGGCGAGAACTGGCCGTTGATGGGGCCGTTTCCTGGGATGGGGCCTGCGGGGCTCGTCGGCAGCCCCGGAGGTCGATAGGGCACTGGGGTGCCGGGGGTGCCGGGGGCTGATGGGAGACCGCCACCACTTGGGGGCGCCCCACCGCCGCCGGGACCCATGCTGCCCATGAAGGAAGGCCGTGCTGGGGCAAGGCTGCCTACGCCCTGAGCCCGAGCGGCATCCAGAGGCGTCGGCGTCCCGGTGGGGACCATCTGGCCCCCGCTGGGGGTGTAGGTGCCCCCCAGGCCGCCAGGCCTGTTTGGCATCGGACTATTGCCGGGGGCTCGTGGCATCCCTGGCTCCCAGCCGGGGTATCCGCCCAGCTTGCCGGTGTTATTGGCGCCGGTCCAGGTCGGAACCCCGCGGCCCGAGTTGGCGCCTCGGAGCCACGCCAGGAACTCGGGATTGCTCCCGAGCCTGGACATGATGCTATCGAGAATGGACATCCTAAATCCTTGGAGAGATGTTTACCTGCTCCTTGGAGACAGGGGTGCTTTCTGCGAGGACCATTTCGCGTTCTGCTATATTCACGCGAGACACGGTCTCGATGTCGAGGCGGTCGTTCTCACGATCCTTGGCCATCGCTTCCATGTGCATCTTGGCGTTCTCATTGGTGAGCTTCTGGACCTCGAATGCCGCTAGGCGTTCGTTCTTCGTCGCGTTGGCTTGAGCGGTGATCATCGCCGCGTCGGCCTGCTGCTTCTTGATCGCAATCTCCTGCTGCTTGATCGGATCGGGCTGCGGAGGCTGTACTTGGCCGGGCGGGGTGATGTAGCGGCTGATCGAGTAAACGCCCTTCAGCTTGGCTGTATCGACGATGAGGTTGTAGCGGTTCACGGGGGTGAACATCGTCTGCAGGGCCGGGTCGCTTGCGAGGCCCTTGTAGAGTTCGAGCCGGGCATTCGCCTGATCGTCCCTCTCCCCGTAGCCAAGGTGGAACGACACGGTAGCCGTGATCCCCTGGGACCACTTGCTGGCGTCGATCTTGATGGGCTGCCCGGCGACCTCAATGATCTGTGTCTTCGTCTGATGCAGGATCGTGAGCTTGATGATCCGCATGATGAGCGGGAGCAGGAAGCCGTAGGCGAAGTTGCGGGCAGCAATCTTCTGGCGCTGGGTGCTGAGGGACACGAGGTCCTGCACCATCCCACGCGAGTTCTGCGTGGAGATCGCGTTCTTATCGAGCCCCTGCGAGAGACTACTGATGCCAGTAGTCTTCTCCGCGGACTGCTCAAGCTGCTGCAGCACCTGGAAGACGAACGGGTTCATGTTCGGGACTTCCAGCGCACTGACAGCGCCTTCGCGCCGTACGTTGACCAGACCGCCTTTGCGGTTGTCCGCCATCTCGCGCGGGTTCAACAGACCACCCTGGACCACCTGCCAGCGCGGGTTGGTGGTCATGACCGTGTGATCCAGGATCGAGCGGATCAACACCGTGCGGGCGTTCTGAGTAGGAACCAACTTCATTGCGAAGTTGTTGCCGAAGACGATGTGCGGGGTCGGGAGCGGGACGTAGCACTCGAAGGGATGTTCAGCCACCTCTTCATACTCGAAGAGGATGTCGGAGGCGTGTAGTACCTTGTAGAGCCGTGCGCCCTTCTTCTTATCAACCACCATCTTCACGTAGCTTTCATAGAGCATCACTTGCTCTAGTTCCGGCTGGATGGGGTTGTTGAGGGCCATATAGGTCTCGACCGGGTGGTTACGGGCGAGAACTTCGGGGCTCAGATCGAGCCCTCTATAATCATCGTAATGGACCTCATCGACCTTCTTGGGATCGAGGCCCATGTCCTTCAGTTCGGCCTTGGTCTTCAGCGTCCGGTGGCCGAGATAGTCCGCTCGCTTCAGAGTGACCGCACGAGGCGCGACCAGAAACTCTTCAGGAGGGATAGCAAGGATGCGGATTTGGCTGCAGTCCTTCCTCCTGATAAGGGTGCCAGAGAACGCGCCAGTCTGGGGGTCAAGTTCAGCCTCCAGATCATCCACGTCATCCTGCACTGCCAGCGCCTGAACCTGATCCAGTCCCAGGCCGTCAAAGCTCTCTTCGTTGGTTTCGTAGCTTTCATCCCACCACACCTTCACGGGACCGATACGGGCCATAAGGGCGTCGTGGATCACCGACTGGAAAAGATTGAAGCCGTCGTTCTGCTGGAAGAGAACGTGACGAGCCCAGGCGGTGGCTGCTTCGCAATCGGCCACGGACATGTCCTGGTGGGGATCGACGCGGACAATCTCGTCACCGGCTGCGAAGGTCTCCAGGAGTTGGGACTTGGCGGTCTCTACACCGTCGTAAACGTCGGTGGAGACGAACGAGGAGCTTCCAACGTCTTGGCGCTTGGGGAGTTCGCCGTTGTAATACTGGAGGGCGCGTTCGCGCTCTTTGGAGATTTTGCTGTCGTACCAACCAACAGCTTCGCGGGACTTCTGGTTGACGCGGACTACGATGTCTTCATCTGATAGGAGTTGCCCCTTCCGTTTCTTTTGGGAGGGGGCAGTCACGTCAGTGCTTGCCATGACGACGCAAATATTCCTTACCCGCCTCCAGACGGGCAGGGCTGTCCTTGGCGTGGCCAAGCATGAGATTGCAGGGATTGCAGAGGATGTTTCTGACGCGGCCGGTGGTGTGATCGTGATCTACGCACCAGCCCTTACCTTCAGGCTCATCACATCCGCAGCAGCCACACCTGAAGTTCTGGCTTTCTAGTAGGGTATCGAAGGCTTCGGAAGTAATTCCGTATTTACGCCTCAAATGATTATTTCGGGCGTTAGCGGATATACGCTGCCTGTTTGCGGCATAATACGCACGGTTAGCCGATTTCTTATCATATGCCTTCGACGTACAGTTCTTCTGGGGTTTGAGATATTTCGTACGTCCGCTCACAAATATGCCATGCGTGGGCAAGGGCCATTACGGTATCGTCAAAGCTGTCGCCGTCTCCCCCCATGCGCCCGGTCTCATTGACCACGTAGGTCAGCATCTCCCGAACAGTGGTGGGGTCGGTAATGTGGATGGTGCTATCGCGAAGGGCCGCCCGCAGTTCGTCGATGATCAGCGGCTTGTTGCGCTCGGTCACGTATGTACCGATGTTGATGCTATCGCGATCATCGAGCGCCCCCTCAGTCACCTCCGTGTAGAGGTTCGGGTAGCCCAGGTCGCGGAGCTTCACGCAAGTCAGTAATCCGTGATTATTTCGCTCCACATTCAGCATTGCGCTGTTGTAGTAGAGGCCCAGCGTGTTTAATATTTTCGCGAAGTAATCGGGGTGTATGATCCCACGCCACACGGCAACCTGACGGCCTTGGCTATCTAGGACCTGGGCGACAGAGTAGTCCTTGCCTCGGATGCCCATCCCAACGTCAACGCCGATAACGTAGACCTCAGCCGGGCTGACAAGCGTTCGGAGACCAGAGGCTCGGCCGCCAAGGGCCGTCTCTGGATAGTCGTGGTAGACGAGAAGTTCGCCGGCCGAATTACGCTCAATGGTGCCGTCTCCGACAAACCAGCGAGATAGTGGCTCACGCGGGGGAGTGATAAGGGGGTGAAGCAGCTTTGGTTCAAAGACCGGGGACCCCGTGTTGAGGAACGCCTCGTCCGGTGTGAGCGGACATTCCTGATGAAATTTGTCGATGCCGTCGCGGCCAATTTCTGTACGGCGCCATTGAAGCTGCCAATCGTCCACGACAATTCCGTAGAGCTTGAGGGCCACCTCAGCGAGTTCGTCCTCCTCAGGGGTCCGCATGAAGCCGGGTTTGGGCTCCGCGCGGTATTCGTCCAGTTCGATCCAAGGAGCGAAGAAGGGCTCGAACTCGTTATGGCCCTCAACAGCCCCTACCCACTTCTCACGATACTCGCCTGTCATGCCGTTGGCGGTGCTCTCGATGAAGACCGCTGTACCGGGCATTTGTGGGACACACTTGATCAGCCCCGCAAAGTTGTCCTTCGCGAAGGTGGGGGGCCAGAACCCCACTTCAGAGAGGTGAAGGACCGTCAGCGTGTCACCACGCTTCACGCCCTTGCCGCCTGCGGTCGCGATGTTGATTGCGCTGTCTAGTTCCCCGAACCGAAATTCCTTCCGGTTGGAGTGTTCGACGGTGGGCTTTACCGGCTCGGGGAGGTTTTCGTAACAGCGCTTATACTGATCGAAGAGGGCCGCGGTGCTATCAGCCACGTGGGCCATAACTAGGCCCTTCTGGGCCTTGTTGAGCGTCAGCCGCCACATCTGCCATGCCATGATGACAGTGCTGAAGCCCATCTGACGTGCCTTGAGCACCACAAACCGGACCATGCCGGTCTTTAGCCACTGCTTGTTCAGCCGATCGACGAACCGCCGCTGTGGCCTATTCAGGATTAGGGGCTTAATCTCGCCCAGCTTCGTCCTGATCTTGACGGACTTGGCCGCCCATAACTCGAAATCAGATCGGAGGCGCTCGCGTGCTTTGTTGAGCGCCTCCTCCAGTTCATTCTGCTCCATTCACGTCAGCGAGCCACGCCTCAAGGGAGCCGACTTTGGCGTCAACCTTGGTGGCGGGCTTCTGTTTCGTGAAGTCCAGCACGATCTTCGCAGCCGCCAACTTGTTCTTGAAGCTCGTAGGTCCAAGGGCGATAGCAGCGACCTCAATCAGGGCCTTGCGGGCAAGGTCCTCGTCCTTCTCAGGAACGATGGACCTGTCGAGATCATCATCCATCATTCATTCTCCAACAGTTTGTCTACGAGTTCTTCCGCCCGCACTCGGGCCACACCCATGAGGGCGTAGTATTCGGCCCAGGACATGCCGTGACGGGGGGACTTGCGGCGGCGGTTTGCGTAGGCGCCCATGGCCCAAGCCTTCTTGGCGCCCTGACGCATCTCTTCCGCCTTTTGAGCCGCGCGTCTCCTCTTCGGACCCGAGGGCCAGAAGCGCCAGTTCGCGCGGCCCTTGCGTATCTTCTTAGCCGCCATTACCCTGGCTCATTGCGAGCAGTGTGCGCATCGCTGGGCCTGCGTAGCTCTCGCCTTGGTAGGATCGAGGCTGCCAGACGTTGCGGCCCAGAGCCGATCGGCGGGCTACCGTGTCCATCACAGAATGGACTTGGTTCCGGGTAAGCCGGTTAGAAAGCATACGGAGACTGGGGCCAATAACGTAGCCTAGAGGTGCCAGAGCCGCTCCGGCAGGCCCCATCGTGGCCATGCCGAGCGCCCCCAACGCCGTTGCACCAAAGTGCGTGCCGATGCCCCCACCACCACCCATAACGTTGGACGCCATGCGGACTGCATTCTGGGGTGGGGTGCCCTTGATGCCCGTGCGGATGCCTTCTGCTTCGGCAGAGGACCAGCCCGGAAGATTGTAGAGCTTCTTAAGCTCCTGCCGCATCTTATTGCCGAACCCGAGACCGGAGTTCTCACCCTCGGCCCGTAGGTCGGCTGTCCGCTCGGCAAGACCCAAGCGCTCCATGCGCTTGTAGGCGCCCCAGTCAGCATTGCTGTCCGCAAGGTTGTCGAGGGCCGTGCGGAGCCTGGGGTTGTTGACCGCCTGCTGGTTAAGGAACGTATCGAAGTTCTTGCGGACGCCCGTGGCCGCGGCGGCCTCTGGGGTCTTCGCGTAATCCGGTCCGAGTTGGCCTGACATCTCTCGCAGCCGCTGGCGATAGGCGGAAATCTCCGCGGCCTCGCTGGCCCCGCGACCCGCGTCACTTGCCATCTGGTCCAGCATGTGGTGGGGTCCGGGGGTGGCCCATGCCCACTGCCCAGCATTGTTTAGCTGGACACGCTGGTGGTCCACGAACTGCTGCATCGCGGCCGGGTCCACGAAGGCACCGCTCTGGCGGAACGCATCATTACCCGCGGAGCCTGACTGCTTTAGCTCTGCGATGTTCGGAAGCGTCACACGCTGGCCGGCTCGAACAGCAGCGGCCCGGTCCACAGCGTTGACCGCGGTGTTGGCGATCCGGCCGGCACCCATCGGGGCCAGGACCGCGGCGCCTACACGGGCTGCGGGCTCCAGACCAGTACCTTGGGTCGCCTGACCAGCCGCTTCAGAAGCAATGCCGCCCACAGCGCCCATAGCAGCCCTCTGGGCCGTTGCGCCCAGGCGGGCCATACCAGTACCGGGGATCGGGATAGCCGCTCCAGAGGCCATTGCAGCCCCGCCATGCAGGTACTTCTCGGCGGTGGTTGCGGTGTTGGGGTCGTAGCCCAGGTAGCGGTCAACATCCTCACCGGTGGGCAGGAGGTTTGGGGCCGCTTCGCGCCCTTTGGCCCAGCCGATGCCGGCGTGGGCGAGGTGCTCGATGTCTCCAGGCAGACCCACTACACCGGAGGCCGCGCCTGTGCCCAAAGCGGAGGCCGCGGAGCCAACGGAGGTTGAGCGCCCAAAGTGCTGGGTCATGGCCTGATGGATCGTAGCGGCGTCCGTTCCATCCGGGAACGAGACAACGCTCCCATCGGGCGCCGTTACTTCGATCATGGTGCTGGTTTCAGTCCTTCTGGGGTCCAGATGTAGCGGCCGGGGGAGACGGGGCCTCTGGGGGCCTGCTGCTGCTGGGGCTGTTTGGGGCCGCCACGCAGCGTCTCCAAGTTCTTGTTGATGGTGGCGAGGCGATCGGAGGCGGTCACGATCGGGAGCTTCTGCTCCAGATGCTTCGGGTCCGCCCCAAGGAAGACACTATCCCGCTGCTTCCTGTATTCATCAAGCTGGCCCGCGATCATCTGCTGGGCCGTCTCGATCGCGTGACGAAGCTGCGTCGGGGACTGGACGCCAGAGAACAGCCTCTGGACCTCCTCACGCTCCTTCACACCGCCACCGTTCCTGCCCGAGAAGAGCTTTTCCATCTCCTTCGAGAGTTCTTGGCCGGCGAGGTCCACATCCCCATGCATACCGGAGACTTCAGAGCTTAGGGCGTGGAGGTGGTTGCCGATGTAGTCGAGCGGCGTCACCCCGGTATCGGTGGCGTGGGGCTGCAGAGCCACGGCCTTGTCGGAGAGGGTCGCGAGGTGGTCGTAGGCCCGGTTGCCGGCCGCGATTGGTGAAGCGGGCGAGCCGTAGGTCTTGTAATACTGACTGCGCTGGCCCTCAGCATTGTCGTCGAAGGTCGGGTCGATCGCGTGAGCCATGAACATGAAGGGCTCACGCAGCTTAGATCGGGGTCCGAGGCTGCTGGGAAGCTCGCGGTAGTTGGTCATCGCATCAACCCCAGACGCGAACTCCTGCGGCACCAGCTTGCGAAGTTCGTCCGCGGAGGCCCCGCGGGCCATCGCATCCATGAAGGGCTGCGATCGGCTGCGGAGGTCGGCGCCGCTCGTGATGTTGTTCGTCCCAGCGAGGGCGGGTCCGACACCGCTACCCGAGTTCACCACCTGACCGGGCTTGAAGACCTGTCCGGTGTAGGGGTTCACGAAGCCGTACTCGTCTCCGAACATATCGGAGCCGGTCTTGGTCCATTGGAGCTTGCGGCGCTCCATTTCGCGCTGGTCGATGTCCGCGGCGTGGGCGGCCGTCTGCGGCCCCATGAGGTAGAGGGCGGCCTTTTCGAGAGCAGGGCCGAGGCTGTCCCAAGCAGAGAGGCGCTGCGAGGACAGGGCGCCCTGCTGCGGGTTCTGATCTGCCATGGTGGTTCTGGGCTGTTGGGGTTGGTTGGGGATGTCAGCGGGTGGCCGCGGGGGCGGGGCGCCATCGACCATTCCGAGGTCGGCAGCGCGGCGCCTGACCAGCGCGGGGCTCACCTGTCCGCCGGCCTTGTTGTACTGCGAGAACAGATTGCGGGCGGTGTCCCAGTCGCCGCTGCGGACTGCGTGGCCGAGCCCGGCACCCTGCCACCCAGGGCCTGCGTTGAACGTCAGGTCCGTGAGGGCATTGCGCCAGCCGGGGGACATCGGCACCCCCATGCGATCGACGTGCTGAGACGCCTTCCACAGTTCGTCCTGGAGCCTGCGGTTGGCCTCATCCCGACCAATCACTTCACCGGGGTATTGAGCCCGTGTGCCCCAGCCGTTGGTGTTCTGTTTGTAGTCCCACTGGGCGCGGGGGGCGAAGCCCTCGAAGTCCTTTACGGACTGGAGGAACTCACCGTCGAATGGGGTTGGGAACATCTACTAGCCCGGTGCGAAGGGGTTGAAGAATTTCAGGGCGCCGTTGTTGCCGAAAGCGCCATTAGCCCCCAGCAGCCCATTACCCCCGAAGATGCCGCCCATGAGCGACGAGCCCGCACCCAGGACCTGGCCGAGCGTCTGGAGGAAGCTCGGGGTCGAGGTGGTGGTGCTCTGCGAAGTGCCGGAGGAGCCGTAAGGGGTGGTGACGAACGGGGCGTACTGAGACAGGGCCGCGAACGGCGCCTGGGTCCCGAACTGCCACTGGGCCATCTGGTTGTTGAGGTTGGCTTGATTGCCGCCCTGCAGGCCCGCGCCGCCCTCCTCAGACAGGCCCAGGGCTCCAGCGGTGGCGCTGTTCCCGGAGTTGATGGCGGAGGTTCCAGCCGTGAGGGCTCCGGTGCCGAGACCGGAAAGCCCCGAGAGGGCCGATAGGGTCGCAGCGTTGTTGACGGTGTTGGTGTTGCTGGCGAGGTTGGCGCCGGTGGCGTATGCCTGATTGCTGAGGGTGCCAGCGAGATTTCCAGCCTCTTCGGCCAGTCCGCGCTCGACCAGCCCATCAGCAATCCCGGTGCGGCTCGAATTGATGTTGCCGTTCGCCGCCGCGGCTGACTGGATACCCGGCAGCGTGACATCACGTGCCGTCTCCACGGCGCCCTGCATCGCGTTCGCGACCTGTGCGGGGATGTTGACCCCGTTCACGTATTGGTTCGCGCCAGCGATGTTGGCGTTCATGTTGTTGGAGGCGGCAGGATTGAAGTTGCCGTAGCCCGAGGCGGCGCTGCTGAGCGCTCCGGTCCCGGTGCCGACCGCGTTGGTACCCGCCCCTGTGAGCGTGGCCCCGGTGGTGTTGCCGTTACCAGCCGACACCATCGAGTTGAACGTATTGATCTGGTCGGGGGTCAGGCCGGCGACGAAGTTGGAAGGGGCCGGTGCACCCTGAGCGGTGTTGTAGGCGTTCTGGGCATCGCTCATAACCCCAGTAATATACGGAGCTTGGGGCGCCCAGAAGTTCTGCTGTTGATTACTGGAATTGGTCTGTTGGGTAGAGGTGGTCATGGGCTCACAAATAGGGTGCGTTGAGCGCCCCCGTTCGTGATCACGCTATCCAGGGGACGGAAGCCGAAACGGCTCACGAATTTCTGCCACTTGGCGTCCTGAAGCGGAGCCGTGGCGTACAGCGGGCAGGTGACTACAGTCCGAAGCACGCGCCATTCTTCGGACATGCGCTTGAGGACCGCGGGGGACCAGCGGTGTATGGCGATATGGGCCATACAAAACTGACCCCCCCCAGAGTTGCGATGCTCTTCTATCTCGAAGCAGAAGTCGGGGGTGTCACGTACCTTATGGGTGGCGGCGATGTACCAATCACACCCGACTGTTGACGGCTTGAATTGCTGCATTGGCGGCCTTGATCGCCTTCGAGATGTTTTCGAGTTCGCTTCTGAGGAACTTCGTTTCTCCACCGGGCAGGATCGGCTGCGTCCGCGGGACATACGGCACCGTGGTGACAGGTACGACAGCAGTAATTCCGGGTCCGGCCGGGGTCATGGAGACCCCCTTCGGGCTGAAGGTGAAGAACTGCACCGTCGCCTGCATCAGCCGGGAGACGTTGAACCGCTGCGAGAAGCCCACAAGGGTGAAGGCGCCCTGAGCGGCTGGCAGGGAGAAGTGCGAGGACTTCTGGCCCGTGCTGGTGAAGCCGGTGAGGGCGAAGGATGCCTGAGCCGCAGCCATGCTGATCTTGCGGGACAGGGCCTGTGGCTCCCCGAAGAGCGAGAAGGACCCCTCCGCTGCGCTGAACACACGGCCCCAGGATAGGACCTGCGGCTTCCCGGTGAGGGAGAAGGAGCCCATAGTGGTGGCGGTCCAGCGCTGGACGTTTACGGCCTGGGGCCTCCCGGTGAGGGAGAACGACCCCACCGTCGCGAGCATCCCTGGACCGTAAGAGGTGCCCGGTCCGGTACCGAAGATCGAGAATGAGCCCGTCTGGGCCGTGAGGACCTTCTGGCCCGATCGGGACAGTGTGGCCTGCTCTCCGGTGAGAGAGAAGGCGCCCTGGGTGGCAGTCATGAGGCGCCCGTATTTCAGGGGTGTCGTGGTCCCGAAGAGGGAGAACGCGCCCTGAGATGCTGAGCAGCGCCGTCCGTAGTTGGTGGCCTGTGCCTTTCCTGAGAGAGAGAAGGCTCCCTGGGCCGCGCTGAGGGTCTGGCCGTGGCTGAGGCCCGTTATGGGGCCAATGTACGAGAAGGTCCCTTGGGCTGCCTGGACGTTGCGGCCCACATGGAATGTTTGAGCTTCGCCCGCCTCGGTGAAGATGCCTGAAGAGACACCGAACAGGCGCCCCCAGGAGGTGCCGATAGCACGCCCAGTGAGAGAGAAGGCGGTCTCGGAGCACAGCATTGTTCGGGTGCTGTTGATCACCGCCCCGAACACGGAGAGCGAGAAGGCCCCGCTCACTGCTGTGATGCCGCGGCCCCTGGAGAGCACGGCGGTCCGCGTAGCTGCTGAGTAGATGCCGGCGCTTGCTGGCATGTTGCGCCCGCGGAACCAGACTACGGCCTCTCCGGTGAGAGAGAAGGCCGCCTGGGAGGCAGAGATCGTCCTGCCGTGCCCCAGGACCTGAGACTGCCCGCTGAGGGAGAAGGCACCCTCCGCCGCCGACAGGGTGTAGTTGTTCGAGACGGCGCTGCCCTTGAACGACACCAGCATCATGATGTCGGTACGGCTGTTGGATGTCGCCGTAGCACGGGTCAGCGTCGGGTTTATGGCCACAGCGCTTGTCTGAAATAGGTGGCTAGTCGCAAGGCCGAACAGTGAGCCCGGAGAACCGTCCTTGAAGGTATCGACGGTGAAGCCGCTATCACACGTAGGTGTGGCGCCTAGTGACGGGTCGTCGAGGGCAACCGCGTAGAAGACCAGTTCGCCGCTGAAGGACGGAGTGATGCTACCGGCCTGATCCGTGGTCGTGCTGCCGTTGCCGGCCCGGATCGCGGAGATGTGCTGATCAAGCGGAGAGCTACCAGAACCCGAGAAAGCGCTGACCGAAATACAGCCGAAGTCGGAAGTGCTGACTGTGAACGTGTGTGAGGACGACGTAGACGGGGAGGAGCAGTAATAGATCGCCAGGGTCTGACGGCTGTTCGTGCTGTCAGACTGAGTGGCCACTAGGGTCCAGGTGTTGCCCTGGCTATCAGAAACAGTACCGATCCCCGTCCCAAACCCGTTGATCGTAACCACGAGCAGATCGGCGCCTGTGGTGTTGATCGCTGACGTGGAAATCGGACTGCCGCCACCCGCGCCGTTGATGGCTGACGCAATCAGGGACCACGCCATGGCTTACGTAAGCTGGAACAGCCCGTTCGTGCCGTCGAAGGAGACGGTGAAGGTGTCGCCGGAGTTGAGGGTGATGGACGAGCCGTAGTCGAAACTACCGACGAGGCCCTTGTTGGTGTCGTCAGAGCGATAGACGACGGCGTATCGGAAGGGACCCATGGAGCCCGTTGCGGTCCAGGTGGGGCTCGCTGCGGAGACCACGACCTTTTCGGTCCCGCTCGTCTGGCCTTCCGAAGAGGTGGTCAGCGTGGCGCCGCCGGCCGTATAGCCGTTGGTGGCGCTCAGTTCGTTCGCGGAGATGCCGGAGTAGGTGTGGTCGGTCGCGGGGGCTGGAGCGGTGTTGGTGAGTAGGACCTTGTAGACACCGCCGGAAGAGGTCGAGAAATTGTGCTTACCTTCGCACAGGTCCTGTACGAAGAAATTGTACTTGGTGAAAGCGGCCATTTGTCAGAAAGTACCGAAATGTAGCAATCCGGTCAGCGCTCGCCGGTCACATCGACATCGAAGTCGAAGCCAGACCACGAGAACGGCGGATAATCGTTGAAATTGACTTTGAGGCAGACGTAGCGGCCCGCCTGATTGAGGTCGATCTTGTACAAAGACTGACTGTCGAAGCCCTGCGGGGTGGTAAAGGTCGGGGTCTCGTTGTAGTAGTCCGCGGCACCCAGAGAGAAGTTGAGCGATTGTGAGGACTGCGGGTCGATACGCCCAAGGGGGACCACGTAGCTGATGAGCTTGTAGCCCTGCAGGTCAGCGTCCAATGCTTCGAGGTCGATGCCGTCCCTTTCGAGGAAGGCAAACCCCGTGGCGTTCGGATCAACCGAGAAGGCGGTGATCGCCGGGGGCATCCCAGGAAGCTGGGTCGAGTACGGGTCGAAGGCGTAGAGGGACTTCGACAAAGAGTAGGTCGTGTTGGTCTCGCCCACGTACACGATGCAGCGCTTCGCTGTATCGTCCAGGGCCTGCCAGGGGCCGTTTACGGAGGCCCAGGTCTGGCTGCCACTGCTCCACGTCTGGCTCACGTCCAGAGAGGCACGGGAGGCCCCAAACACTGATGGCGCATCGTCGAAGGTCCAGGTGTTGTTCACGTAGTCCAACACGGCCCGGCGATTGCATCCGTTGATACCGGAGGCCGGGGAGAACTTCACGAACTGGTCACCACTCACGAAGTTGAAGTGGATTTCGTGTAGCTGTTGGTTGTGAGAGACGAAGCAGCGGGATGCTTGGCTCATGTTGATCGAGCCGTAGATGAAGTCCCTAACCCGCTGATCGCAGACACTGTCCTCGCTGACGCCATCGTGAACCCAGATATCGTCAGAACCGAACACGTAGTTCTTCGAATTTATCTCGATCGAACAGTTGGCGTTGAGAGAGCCCTTCGAGAAGGGTAGCTTGGTGTAACTGTACTCGAAGATGTCCGCGGTGGCGGTCATACGCCACGCCTCATTCAACCCGTAGATGATCAGGTCCCGCCCCAGATTGCAGGCGTCCATGATCGGGCCGTGCATCTCAGCCAGGATGTTCTCACTGGCGAGGGTGTTAGCCTGGGTGATGTCCCACGAGGCCGGCGGTTCTCCAGCTAGGGGCTGTGACGAGGTCTTCACCATCGTCTGATAGGTGGTGCCGCCCTTCGTGACATTGAGGGCCACCAGGGCGCCCGTACAGACACGCAGCAACTGGGCCGTCCAGGCGCTGTCCATGTTTGGGAGCGGTAGGAACTGGGCGTTAGCTAGGCCCAGCATCCACGGGGCGCGGTCGCTCCGGTTGATGTAGATCGTGTCCGCCAGGAAGCAGGAGGTCCACGTGGCCTCGACATCGTTCTGAACATACCCAGCGACGGAGTAGTCGGTCTCAACACCGTTGGCCACGCTGAACACACGGCCGTTGCGATACCCAATGAACAGGGAGGAGATGCCCTGGGTCGGCGTGAAGCCCGCGACGTAGCGTGGGTTGTCGGTCGAGAGGAGCTTGACTGACTTGTGGACAGGAGCGCTGGTGACACGGCCGTTGCGGAAGCGGACATTCACGGCCATCGAGAAGGCATTGGGCGGAAGATCGTATGGATCACGATCGGCAATCACACCCACGGCCCCTAAATTGCGGAGCTTCGGGAGGGCCATGATTACACGGCCCCAAAAGAGCGGGGGAACACGGTACGGACAATCCTCTAAGGCTCTAAGGGGTGTTAAGGGGTCCTTAGAGGTTGTTATTTTGGGTTTTAGTTTGGTAATAGGTGTTCTTAGGTGTTATCTATAGGGGTTGATATTCCCTATATCCCGCTCAGCAGTGTAAGCAGTCTATAACACCTTATAGAGACCCCCTTACCCCCGCTAACACCGTATGGCCCGCTCAGCAGAGCCCGGTTAGAGCCCTGCATAGACGATCCAGTTAACAGCTACAGAGGGCTGTAGGTTGTTATGGGAAAGACCCCCACCAACCGGATTACCCGAGAAGGTGAAGCTGGATCCGTTGATGGTGTCACTGCTGGCGGTGACTGTCGGCTGGCTGTTGGGGCCGCCCTGGTAGCTGAAGTTAGCCCCGGTGGTCAGGGTGGGGGCTGAAGCAGAACCACCGATCGTACCTGAGGGGGTGTGGGTCGGGATTTCTCCTATGACCAGCAGATGGTTCTCTTCACCCGCCAAGCCCCCAAGGGACCCGAGGTTCGAGTTCGCCACCAGACCGCGAGAAGCGGCCCCGCCCATACCACGCTGACCAACCGGAACCACCTCGCACATATTGGGGAGGTTGAAGGTTGTACTGCCGTCCCCGGCTCCGAAGAAGGTGCCAAAGACTGCGAAGAGGTTGGCGTAGGTCGTTCGGCTTACCTGCTGACCATTCGCAAACAACCACCCCGACGGGGCAGTGTTAGTGAGCCACATCAGGGGGGCGCCGATCGGGAGCGAGTTCGTCCCAACCACCTTGCCGGTCGCAGAGATTGCGCCGGCCACTGCCATGTTGGCAGCGAAGTTGGTGGTCTGGTCTGAGTTGACCACGATCGCGTCCACACCGGCCGTAGCGATGGCGATGTGGTCCGTAGAGGGGCTATGGAGCCCCGGCGGGTGTGAGGCACCCGTGCCAACTGCGAGGGACGGAGCCGTTGCTGACCCCGCCCCCACGCTCACCGTGCCGCCTGTCACAGCCGCAACAGCAGCGTCGATCGCGCTCTGCGTGCTGTTTAGCGCCACATCGGTGAAATTGGGGAATGTGTTCTTAAGGACCTGCTTGATCAGACGCAGGTGGGCGTCCCCCTGGGCCTGTGGGTCCGTATGGGCCGGATTGGCCGGTACGAGGTCCGGGAGGTACGTTGCCGTTTCTAGGGCCATCTAGGGCTGCCTCGGGTCGTACCAGTGATTGGGGGTGGATCGAATTGCCACCCCTCCTGCATATGGTCTACGTCTTTGGCGTAAGCCGTTGATCTTGAAGGAAATCCCCAGAAGAGACACAATTGGGACCCACTTTAGCCCCGCTCGGCAGTGTCTGGAGGGACCCAAAGTTCCCTGTCTTTTCAGGAGGTTCGCGCACACCACACTTCGGCTTCGGCCGAGGCTTTAGCGGTTCCTTTGAAATTCCCGGCGCTGAAACGGGCCGCTATCGGGCCGGAAGGAGGGACCCATCAGGGCGAGCATAGAGCGGCGCGGGCAACCTAAAGCATTGAAAAGGTTAGCGGTTCAAGCAACCGTTTACTGTGTTTGGGTCGATAGGTAAGCTATGTTTACCTAGATAGGTAAGCTATGTTTACCTATCTCGTCATGGCCGGCTTATACCTAGCCACGCGAGGCATAGCGTAGGGTTACGCAACCCTAACACCCCCAAACACCCCTTACACCTCTTGCCCGTGTGCGTTCACGGTCTATCGCACCGCAGCACATTATTTTGATCCGAACAGATTGACAGCATCTCCGAAATGGTGTTCTCTGCCAATCACGGACGGCGCACACGGGACAACGTCCGCAGCACTCTCACAGTGGCTAGCTTGATTGCTGGCGGTTACGGGCAGGAAAAGAACTATGAAGAAGTACACAAACTATCGCGTTGTGATCACCGAACCCGCCTTTCCGAATGGTGAGTATGTGGTGACGCGGCGCAGTCTGCACTCTGATTATACGCACGTCGGCATTGCGTGGTCTTACAAGGCAATAGATCGCTGGCGTGACGATGATCAGTGGCGACCTTACATCACGTTTTCTCGCTCTCAGTCTCAGGCTTGGAAAAGCATCAAGGCTTACGGTGATAGCGGTGATGCGGTCCGTATCGTTCAAGAGATACAGCAGGCGGACAAATCATAGTGCGGTGTTTGTCGCCTCTAGCACCGTTAGCGATCCTAGCGGTGTTAGGGAGGGCAAAGCTGAAAGGGATAACAGCAATGATCAAACTCGTTGAGACATTTCAAAGCCACGCCAATGCGCAACGCCTTATCGCGGCATTAAACAATCACGGAATACGGCCCACGATAAAGCAGCAGCGCGGGCTTTGGAGTGTATGGGTTGCGTCTGAACTACACGACGCCGCTTACGCAATATCTCTCTCAACTGTCTATATCTAAGGGAGGAAAACCAATGTGGAAACTCAATCTTCTTCTACTCGCCTATGTGTGGGGAACGCTGCCGAATGTGGGGGAATAAATGCCGCTCGCAAGTGATGCGTTTGTCGCCTCTAGCACTGTTAGCGTTGCTGGCAGTGTTAGGGAGGACAAAGCGGAGAATGAATATGAACACCTTAAATGAGGCGCCTCTAGCACTGTTAGCGTTGCTAACAATGTTAGGGAGGACAGAGCGGAGAATGAATATGAACACCTTAAATGAGGCGCAAGACGCATGGGTTGCCCGTCCGTGTGTAGAGACAGCCTACGCTCTAATCCGTGTGGCAATTGATTACTTCGATGGTGGCATGATCGAGGGCGATGAGGTTCTTTCGATCATTAGGGATACGGCGGAAAGCCGGAGGGGATGCAACAAATGAAACTCAGGACATACACGGTAGTTGCCTGGACCTTCGGCAACAAGAAACATGAAACCGAATTCACATCACTACGGGAGGCACAGAGCTATTTATCCGCGGTGGGCTCCTATTGGAGCTATCGCAACGCTTATATAGAGACGAACAGGTGCTGATATGGCTTTCATGGAGCCTGAATATGCTCACGGTGAAATGCACCGCTACACCAACACGGAAACGCACGAAGATGTCCTAGTTTGGCGTGGTGATGAGCCCGACGGTGATGAGTGGTCCTACGATCGGCAGGAAGGTATAGGTTGGTATACTCGCTTATCCGCGTCTGGATACATGGACTGCACGGACTGGGAAGGTCCGTTTGAAACGGAAGAAGAAGCAAGGGGGCACTGGGAAGATGAGGGCATAGACCCTGATACAGGCGACGATATTGAAGAGGACTAGCTTTCGTGTGTCGCGTTTGCTGCCATTCGGTACTATCGAGTGGCAACAAGCAGGGCACAGAATAGAGCGGCCCTAAACAGGGAGAAACATCCAATGTGGAAGCAAGCACTTTCCGAAGCCTTCTATGCAGGCTCAACATTCGAGGACGCGTGCATTGATGCGTGTGTCCCGTGTGACTGCCTGGACAAAGCCCGCATCTATTGGGCCGCCTGGCAGGAAATGGCCGCACAAGCACAAGAGATGGGGTTGTTGTGATGTACGCGCCAAAACACCTCAAGAAGTGGACCATGCCGGATCACTATTTCGGCGCTTCGTGGCCGAACCACTATGGCGCCGGCGTCGGGCAATCGCGTGATAGCGATGCACTAGAGAGGTCTAACTTCGCTTGCATGCTGAAAGCCCTTGGGGGCGAGAGCGATGTGGTTACGGTAGTCCGCGAAAGTCACTGGGGCGTAGGATGGATTGAGTGGATCGCGATTGAAGACGACGGCACGGAAGAAAGCGAGCATGTCCTGCGGATAGCGGACGATATCAAAGCGGGTCTAAAAGACTATCCCGTCGTGGACGATGAGCATTTTAGTGAGACAGAACACGAAGAGGCAAATGTAGTCTGGAAACAGTGCTACGACGTGAAAGACCGTATTGCCTATATCCGCAAATACCGCTCACAATTCGAGTTTCACGACTTTGTGGACATGCTGGAATGTGTCCGCGGTGAATACTTCGCGGGCTATGATGCAGACTTGCTTTGCTGATTTGTGTCGCGTTTGCTGCCATTCGGTACTATCGAGTGGCAGCAAGCAGGGCACAGAAACCCCTAACAACCGGAGGACCAATAAATGACCAAACAGAAACGACACAAAGCCATAATGGAACGCGCCCGCAACGCTCTATTGGACCTATACCACAACGCAACCCCCCCCTATCCTCGCTTGGATGATAGCGAGGGTGACGAGTTTGGGGATTGGCTTGAAGAGGCGGCGTCGTGGGAAATTGAGTACATAAACGACGGCGGTGCTTATGGCCCCGACTATCGCAAAACTCTAGAGGCGCCCTGCAATGCCGGCCGTTTCAACTCCCCAGCCGCTAGACGCTATTACGTGCGTCACGGCTTGCGTGTACAGCGGGAGGATCAAGCCCGCTATGGTGCATGGGAACGTATCTCCGAATATGGCACGCTCTACACGTATGGGCGGGGCGGCCGTACCCTAGCGCCGGAACACCTGATACAGACCCGCGGTGGTTCCGGTTTCTCCATTCGAGAAGACTACTGTGAAGACTTGAGTATTGAGGATGTGGTCCGGCTCATATCCACTGTTGAAGCCTTCAACGCCTATGTGAAAGCATGGTGTGCGGGCGTTCCAGATATGTGGAGAGAAGAGAAGGCGGAGCGGTTGCGTGCAGCTTGATCACCAGCTAATGCGTCCCTACCAAGAGACGCATTGTCGGGTTATCAAGAGGAGCAAGACTATGGCTGAAGAGACAGACAAGCTGGCTGGCGCCCGTTCGCAGGGGCAGGCGCAATTCGACAGCATCAAGGAAATGGTGGAGGCACTCGACGGCTGCGAGAAAGCGGCCCGTGAAGAGGGCTGGACGCCCTACACCGATGAATTCGGTGTTGCGTGTTGGCGCAATGAAGACGGATCGACGTTTGCGGGCACGGCCGAGCAGCTTTGCGAAGCTGACGACATTCCGGCCGAACGCGACGAAGAAGTCGAACGTGCAATCCACGAGGACGCCTTATCCGTGGAAGTGCGGTCCGGGTGGTACACTCCAGGGGATCGCTGCGACCGCATGGCCAACAAGCCGGCCGAATACTGCATCCTCCTTTGCACGGGGGGCCCTGCTTGCCGGATCGTCGGGCAACTATCGGAGCACGGCGAGCCGGAGACCGCGACCATGGAGGTTCAAGACTGGGGCACTCCCTGGACGCCCATACGCCCCATGGTCGGCCCGGATGATTACAACAGCGAGCCGGTGATGCTCGCCTATGCCCGCTGCTTCTATTTTGGTGAATAGGTGCTCTGGCGCGTGATCGACCGTCCCTACCGCGTTATCCTCCCCGCCTACCTAATCATCCCCATCGGCTGCAATCGGTGGGGATGGGCTGTAGGGGAGTGCAGCGGGATCGGCGGTTCCGGGCCGCTCCTAAACGTCGCTGTCACGTCTTATAGGACCGTGGCGGCATTGAAACGAGACTGCACCCTGCTCTGATTGGGCGGGGTGTTTTGCTGTGTGAGGCAAAGCAATGACCGCAAAACTCTGCAAGACGTGCCGCTGGTTCGATCCGCCGGATTATGAACCATCTGGTGACGAGATCGTATACGGCCTTTGCGAGTGGCCAGCGGACCGGCTTCCCTACTCGCTCCGATACGGGAACCGCGAGCGAATGGCGGTGGGTCCTCTCGATGGGGAGACCTGTTCGTGCTGGGAACCGCGCCAATGAGGCACAACGAGGGTGGACCAATCATGTGG